AATAGATCACGAGAGATAGTCTTTATTGCAGAAAACTCTTTCAAGCCTGGAGATATTGTAACGGTAGCAATAGACGGCACGACTTACAGCTCATATGAACAAGAGTACACAGTCCTAACAGCAAACTCCAACAAGTTTACAGTAAAGGGGGCTGCAGCAACATCTACACAAAGTATTTCTTTGTCTGGTTTAAATGCTGTTGCAACCTACAGCAGTAAGAACAAGGCAGTGCCATATAAGTTGTGGGAGGGTCTTGCAAACATCGTAGTTGATGATGGAAAGTTTACTGGTCAACAAAGACTAAAGGGAGAGCAAAACCCTAGTGTCTATGACTTAGCGGTTGAGTACGAGGACATTAGTGAGGGTAGAAAGTTTTACTTATACCTCAATCAAAAACTAATTGGGACAGTAGTAGACCCATCGCCACTCCCAGTGGTAAATAGCATTGCCCCATTTGTTAGAAGCACATCCAAGGTAATGTTTGAAAACATTTATGCAGTTGGTCAAAACGTTTCTGAAAATGGCGTTAGCCTCCAGGATGCTCCACTGAGATCTGCATCACTTTTTAACGAAGAAACAGATACTGATAATTCATTTAGAAAGTATTCTGTAAGTAATGCTGTACAGGCAACATACATAAGTGGTATTAGTCCATTCCATCAACCAGACTACAAAATGTATTTTGAAGAATTTGGAACAATTATGAGAGAGGCTGCTTACTTTAACTTTAGATATGACAAGGCTTACCCTGCATTTATTTCAAAAATTGCACCAACGTTTAACAAACTAAAGGGGTACGCTGTTTCTGGGTACATCGGAAATGCCTATGGTGCAGAGTTCTTAATATTCAACACAACTGACTCAGCTGTTAATCTAGATGAAACAAGCGGTAACTATCTTAGAATTCTAGGTGTAACATTTACGCAAGAGTCAGACCGCCAGTTAACGCTTGATGAACATCTAAAGGCAAAGAGTGATTTGTCAAATCCAGACTTTAACAATTCTGTTTTAGAAAGCTCAATGGATAATCCCAATACTGCAGCAAAGAATTTAAGACTTATAAAAAACAGTCGTGTAACAAACGGACGCAAAGAGTTTTCAATCGATGCAACATACGTACAAGATGCAGACCAGGCAGAAGAACTAATGGGTTGGTTAATAGAAAAAATGCTAGACCCAAGACTATCAATAGGCTTGTCAATCTTTCCAACGCCAACACTACAACTTGGAGATATTGTTACAATTAACTACAAGACTAGAAACACTCACGGAGATCTTATTGATGAAATTGCTGACTCGTCTAAACGATTTGTAATATACAATATTGAGTATGTTAAGAATGAAAATGGTCCAGAAATGACAATATATATAAGTGAGGTATCATAATGGCAAGAAGAAAGAAAAAAGAAACTCCATTAGCTAATAATATATTTTTACCAGAACCATTGTATGCTAGAGACAATCGTGGAGTAAAAGCAGCACGACCAGATATCATTCTTAGTCAGGATGAACTATCGGCAGAGGTTATGCAGGACTTCATCTTTGCCGAAATTGGTGGTCAAGAAATTTTAGACGTTTCAAGATCAGATTTTGTAAATAGTCCACTGAACCAGCAATACAGTGCCACTCCAGGAACTGGAACATCCTATATTCAAAAAGATCCAATTACCTTTTCTGACGGTACAAGAAATACATTTTCTTCTTTCAGTATGCCGCTAGAAACTTATATTCCACAGGACATGACAATAAATCTTGTAGAGCTAGATGATGTTACAGACACAATCGTTATTAGACTAGCAAACGTAAGAGATACTGACAGCATAGAAATTCAATTTTTAGCATATGCCAACGTTGCAGATGGTATAATATTTGGAGGGATATAAATATGCTTACAACAAAAGGTAAAAACGTACTTGCCAAATACTTGGTAAATCAAGCTCCAGGATACGCTGGATACATTGCTATTGGCTGTGGAGCTAACCCAGTGCAAAATATTTTTCAATATATATCGTCTATAGCAGCGGCTTCTGAGGGAGAGTTTAACTATACAGAAGTTACTACATCAAGTGATCATGGATTAAGCCCTGGAGATAAAGTTTATATTAATGGAAATGCACAGATAAATGGTGTTTATACCGTGCTAGGATTTCCAGCACCCTACTCAGGAACATTTGCTCTATCCTTATCAGAACTTACAGTACCTTCACCACCTCCAACACTAGTTGACGTAACAGTTAGCAGAACCTTTATAGATCAACCTTCACTAGATTTTGAAATGTTTAGAGTGCCAATTATTTCTCGTGGAATTGTTAATGAAAATAATTTAACTAAAATTGTATTTACTGCAGAGCTCCCAAACCTTGAGCAGTACGGAATGACAGAAATTGGAATCTATCCTTCTGGAAGTAACCCCATAGCAAGTACCATCGACAGCAAAATATTGTTTAATTTTTCTGATACAGAAAACTGGGAATATCATTCCGATGTTGTTGAAAAATCAGTTTCTTATGTAAGTGGTGCAGGACATGCAAACGGTGCAATGAATATAAGCACAGCGGATAATTTTATTTTAGTTAATTCATTCGATCCAATCTTTAACAGTTATTACAGAATGACATCAAAAGAACAACCAAGATTTGAATCAAAGACACTAATGCTTAGGGGAAATACATCAGCAATAAATACTTCTCCTACAATATATTCAATTTATGAGAATGACTCTTTCCCAGAAAATCAGTCGCATATTCATCACACAAACCTGTCATTCTCATTTGATAAAAACTCTGCAGACGATGTATTAAAATTAGCATTTTCAGTAGTTACAGAACCTACAAATTCCACGCAATATTCACAAATAGGTGGTCTTAATATAATTGTTCAATTTGCAGACTCTGAAACATTAGGAAGTAGCGAATATGCCAATATGCAATTTTCGTTAAATTCAACAGACCTAAAAGCAAATAATGCAAACACTCAATATTATGTTGTCCAAAAATCATTGTCAGAACTTAAAACAACTCCAAACTTTCAATGGTCTTCTGTAAACACTGTTAAAATTTTTGCATCAGCTTTTGCTAATGTTGGAACAAATGTCTCTGCATCAGTTCTTTCAAGCAACGTAGCCACAATAACAACATCCACTGCACATGGTTTATTGGCAGGGGATTCAGTTTTAATAACTGGAAGAACTGGCTATAACGGTTTGTATAAAGTTGCAACAAACGTAAATGCAACAGCATTTACATATTCAATAACAGGCTCAGACATAGGATCTAACTTAACAGATGGTGGCACAGTTACAGAGCTTTTAGGAAATCACTGGATAGCATTAGACGGACTCCGTTTTGAAAACATATCGTCTGTTACTGCAAATCCACTATACGGACTTACTGGATATTCTCTGCTTGCAGAAACAGCGGTATCTTCTAATGGAGCATCAATTACAAATTATCCACTAATAAAACAAACAAATACAAATAATCTTGTAGAATTTAAATTTGCCCTAGATACTGGTGGCGAGATATAGTGGCTAGTCAAGAAATCTTTGAGGCAAAGATATCGACAGTATCATTCCCACCAAGACTTCCAGGAAATAAGCTTGCCCTTAGATATAAAGTAAAGTCATCAGATCTTAATCAGTCCACCGCATGGTCTCCAGTTTATTATATTGATGGACCAACTAAGACTAATGCAACTACAAACTCACTTACTGCAGCAACAGCAACAAAATTTGAAATGCAGTGGTCTGATTCAAATACATCTAACTATGATTTGTTTGTTTCAACTTACACAGATATTGCAGATTATAATGCAACCATTAATTCTGTCACAACCACCAAAACTATTTATTTTTTAGCGGCAACGGCATCATCAGCTTTTATTCCACAAGAACTTGCAAAATTTAGTGTTGGAGATTTAATCGACGTGGTTAGCATAAACAATGCCCTAGATGGTGTAAATATGACTATTACTGAAATTAACACAACATCAACTCCATACTACATTAGATATACTGGAGACTCTAGCAATACATTGAGCAACACAGCTGTAACCGCTGGTTATTTTGGAATAGGGACGAATGCAAGTATCAGGCAGCAGTCTACTCAATATAGTCTTTTAACTACATATCCTGGCACTGGAGAAACACAAAAGTCTTATACTTTTAAGGTTGTTCCACCTACTGTTTCAATCAACTCCGCTGCAATCTATAACAGAGTAAAGGTTATAGTTCAGCTTGAAGGTGTTGAAAAAAAGTTAGACACGGCTCTTGAAATTGCAAGAACTCCAAGAGTAGAAATCTAGTCTGATATAATAATAGTATGAAACTTCCACTTCCAAATAGAGGTCAACCATTTGATCTATCTTTAATTTATAGAATAATTGAAGAGATTAATAATTTATGGAACGAGATTGGGCTTCGCGTTTCTTCATACTCTTCAATACAAACTGCAAAAGAAAACATTAGCAGTGTCCGTTCAAGTGACGTAAGAACTGTCGCTGGATTCATAAATGTTATTGACAATGACAGCGTAAAGACAAATGATGACAAGCCATTTACCTATACATTTGACAGGGCATTTAAGTATCCACCAATTGTGTCTACATCATTAGAAACCATTGGCGAAAGCAACACTGAGGCAACTAAGAGTTCTACAGTAATTCTTACAAAGGTCAGCACAAGCATGGTTGAAGGAATTATTAAGTTTGAAAAAGCAGGAACCGCTGCTGTACGAGTCAACCTTATTGCCATTGGCATTCCTGTCTAATGGACAGAGACACCTATAATTCTGCCCAAATAATCCCAGGCAGCAAAAAGGTTTGGTTTTTAAATGGTGACCTTGTTCGTATCTACCACTTTAATAGATCTAACGGAATTATGTCGGTATACAATATTATTAAAGATCAGGTAGAGAGCTGTTTAGTTACAGATTTTAAGCGTAATCGTGAAAGAGCCTACACAGTAGGAGAGACAGCAATCCTTGTAAACAGACACAAAAAGTATATGCCAAGCCTAATGAAGCGTGGAGTAATACCTGAGCCAATGGGTGCTCAGAAGGGCGGAGAGCGTGGCTGGCAGGTTAGATGCTATTACTCAGAATCACAAGTGCGTGACATTCGTGATATACTTGCTACCTACCACATCGGTAGACCAAGAAAAGACAAGTTGGTTACTAACGACATTACGCCTTCGCCACAAGAGTTGACAAGACGTATGGGAGATGGTATACTGACATATACGAGAACTGAAGACGGCAGGTTTGTTCCTGTTTGGTCTGAAAGTATTTAACTGGAGGGTATGAGATGGAAAACGAAAACACAAAGATTAACATTGCATTGGGCTATACGCTCAATCTTGGTAACTTTCAATCACTACGCATCGACTTAGGCGTTGAAGATTCACGTCGTGAAGGAGAAACCGTACAACAGGCATTTGACCGTGTGTACGAGTTTGTAGAAGCACGACTTGTTGAAAAGATTAACGAATCTAAAGACGAGATCGAAAGCAAGTAATGGCTGAACGCAAAGACCGAATGGCTTTGCTCAGCAGATACTCCAAGCTTTATATCATAAAGCACGAGATGAAGCCATTACTAAATCTAAACGTAGAGCAGTGGTCTGCTGATGCACTAATTGAGTCTTATGGTTTGCCAATGTGCTATGACTTGCTAGAATACTACTTTGATGTAGCACAAACCCCAACGTGGAAGTACTTTGCAAACTATGCAGACAACATTATCTCCGCAAAAGAAATGCACAAGAATGATCAAAATGATAGGGCAATCCGCCGTGAACAAGCAAGGAAGTGGCTAAGTGAATGATTCAGAAGCAAAACTTATTTCAGCAGTACTCGAAGACAAGCAGGTACACGTACTTTTACAAGCCAACGTGGAAAACATTCTTCGCACTCACAATGACATATGGCAGTTTATTAGGAACTACTCTGAGCATAACGGCACTGTCCCACCTGTTACCCTTGTAGTAGATAAGTTCCGTGACTTCCACCCTGTTGATGGTGTTGGTGCAACCAAGCATCACCTAGAAGAACTCCAGGCAGAGTACCTTAACGACAGTCTCAAGGATATCCTACGCAATACTGCTGCAGATGTTCAGGTTGGCAAGGGTACAGAAGCACTTGAATCACTTATTCAAATGACTTCAGAGCTTAAGAAAAACACTGCCTCAATTCGTGATATCGATGTTACTGACATCGACAACGCGATTGCATACTATGAGAATGTACAGAAGCAAAACGAACTAGGTCAGATTGGCATTAAGACTGGTCTGCCAGGCTTTGACAACTATCTTCCTGCTGGCATTATGCCAGGACAGCTTGGAGTATTCCTTGCTTATCCAGGTATTGGTAAGTCGTGGTTGTCTTTGTACTTTGCTGTACAGGCATGGAAGCAGGGTAAGTCACCTATGGTCGTAAGCCTTGAAATGAGCGAGACAGAGGTTCGTAACCGTGTCTATACAATTATGGGTGAAGGTCTTTGGTCTCACCGTAAGCTATCCTCTGGTCAGGTAGAGCTAGATATGCTTAAGTCTTGGCATCAAAAGAATCTTCAGGGTAAGCCTGAGTTCCACATCATCTCTAATGATTCTGGTGGAGAGGTTACACCATCAGTTATGCGAGGGAAGATCGATCAGTACAAGCCAGACTTTGTAATCGTAGACTACCTACAGCTAATGTCACCTAACCAGAAGTCAGACAATGAGACTGTTCGTATGAAGAACCTTTCTCGTGAACTAAAGCTTATGGCTATCTCTGAAGAAGTCCCTATCATTGCTATCTCGTCTGCCACACCTGACGATGTTAATAAGCTAGATACTGTCCCTACACTTGGTCAAACAGCGTGGTCACGTCAGATTGCTTATGATGCTGACTGGGTTATGGCTCTTGGTCGTGGCACAAACTCAGATGTTATTGAGTGTGTGTTCCGTAAGAACCGTAATGGATTTATGGGTGAGTTCATGGTTCAGGCTGATTTTGACAAGGGAACCTACCGTTATAAAGATTTTGAAGATAACTAGTTATAATGGAGTATGCAAAATCAACATCACAAACCAATCAAGAGATTTGGTCTAGATGGCATTATTCACGACGAGGCAGCAATGCCAAGGCTAAAGCAGGAATATGTTAGACTATTAAAGACTGAGATGATTTTAACTGGGTACGCACCCAGATTAGACATTGACCCAGACTTTACAATATTCTATAACCACGAGAAAGAAATCTTTGAATTTCAATTATCACTATATGGAACATACTTAGGAAAAAACAAAACACAATGGATAACAGGAATAGACGGAACAGAAATAGTTCCTACACACAAGAGCAAATCAAAAGAGTCCTTGCAGGATCGGGCATAGATATTGAATCAGAAGTAGATTCAGATTACATTATCTTTTGCCCATTCCATAATAACTCACGTTCACCTGCTGGTGAAGTTGATAAACAGAACGGAACGTTCTTTTGCTTTTCCTGTCACCACGTCTCTAACCTAGTTGACCTAGTGATTAAAACATCTGGTAGAACATATTTTGAAGCAGTTCGTTTCATTAAATCCAAGGGTACAGAGTCAGACATTACAGCAGACATAAATCGCAAGCTTTACACAAAGCCAGACTATGTGCAGTTTGACGATCTGTTAATTAAAAGATTAAACACACAAGCACTAGAGTCACCTCGTGCAATGCGATACTTCTCAGGACGAATGGTGACAGAGCAATCAGTAAAGAAGTTTGCTCTTGGATTCTCCGAGAAACAGGATATGGTAACTATTCCTGTACAAGCCCCAGACGGTATGTCAATCGGGTTTGTGGGTCGTTCCATTGAAGGCAAGGAGTTTAAGAACACTCCAGGAATGCCTAAGTCAAAACTTCTGTTTAACCTGCATAGGGTAAAAACAGCAGACAAGGTATATGTAGTCGAATCATCCTTCGATGCCATACGCCTTGACCAAGTTGGATTTCCAGCGGTAGCAACTCTAGGTTCTAACGTATCCAACATACAGATTGAATTGCTTAAGAAGTATTTCAATAACATAATCGTTATTGCAGATAATGACGAAGCAGGAGGAAACATGAAGTCAAAGATTATCGATAAGCTTGGCTCTCGTGTATCCGTAATCACACTAGAAAAACAATACAAGGATATCGGAGATATGGCGGATGAAGATATTGCAAAACTGGATGTTGCATTTGACAAAACCATCATGTCTATGCTAAACTGATAACCTCAACAAAACAAGGAGAAAACTATGAGTGCAATTAAGGGACTTAAAAATCTAAACGCCCTACTCGAAAAACCAAAGTACGAAGGTACAAAGGTTCGTTGGCTTAAGCTTGCCGATGGACAGTCTGCTACAATTCGATTTGTAGAAGAACTAGATGCAGATTCACCCTACTACGATGAAAGTCGTGGAGAGGCTTGTGTATTTGCAGAGCACACCAACCCAAAGGACTACAAGCGTAAGGCTGCTTGTACAATTGATTCGGAAGGTCGCTGCTACGGCTGTGAAATGGCTCGTAAGGAGCCTAAGTCTGGCTGGAGAGCACGTAACCGTTTCTACTGCAACGTCCTCGTTGAAGACGGTCTTGAAGACCCCTACGTGGCTGTATGGTCGCAGGGTATCTCGAAGCAGTCTGCAGTACCCACATTGATGGAATACTTTGACGACACCAAGGGTATCTCAAACGTAGTCTGGAAGATTAAGCGTAATGGTCAGGGAACTGAAACCAGCTACACACTTCTTCCCAAGGGACCAGACACAGAGCCTTTCGACTGGTCTTCTGTAGAGGCACACAACCTCGAATCAGTTCTTCGTGAGATTCCTTACGCTGAACAGGAAGCATTCTACTTCGGTTTCGATGCTCCATCAATTACCTCAGCAACTAACACTGACTGGTAATAAAGACTGTGCTGGGCAAACACATTAAACTGCCCACTCTAAATTTTTCATTTCTAACGTAAGGACTCTATGAGTTACGCTGGGCTTCATGTTCACACTCACTACTCGCTTTTTGATGGCATCGCTACCCCACAGGAATATGTGGACCGTGCAGTTGCACTGGGAATGCCAGCCATCGCTATCACAGACCACGGAAGTCTTTCAGGACACCGTGAGCTGTATCGATCTGCCAAGGAAGCTGGCATTAAGCCAATTCTTGGTATTGAGGGGTACATCACTAAAGATCGCTTAGACCACACAGACAAGAAGGACAAGAACGACCCCCTTGATCTCAACTATAATCACCTTATTATTCTTGCAAAGAACACAAAAGGTCTTGAGAATCTTAATAAGCTTAATGAACTTGCTTGGACAGAAGGCTTCTACAAGAAGCCACGTATCGACTGGGAAATCCTTGAGAAGTACAAGGAAGGTCTTGTAGTTACCTCTGGCTGTTTGTCTGGGGTATTGGCTAAAGCAATTGAATCAGACAACCTAGCCTATGCTAAAGAACACATCAAGTGGTGTAAGGAAACATTTGGTGACGACTACTACATTGAGGTAATGCCACATAACCCTGCTGAAGTTAATAAGATGCTTCTTGAGCTTGCAGACGAGTTCGGTATCAAGCCTGTAGTCACACCTGACTGCCACCACTCTGACACTAGCCAGAAAGAAATTCAGGAACTTAAACTAATCCTTAACTCATATTCAAACAAGACTGTTGGCGATGCAACTTACAACGGTACAAAGAAGTATGACAACCTTATGGATAAGCTTGACTATCTCTATGGTGAAGACCGCCAGATGTCATTTAACAAGTTCGACATTCACCTTTTGTCAGATGAAGAGATGCATAATGCAATGAAGGCACAAGGCATTGACCGTGAGGATATGTATGAAGCAACCCTTGAGATTGTAAACAAGATTGAGGATTATGATATCCAAGACTATCGTGACTTGCTGCCTGTCCAGTACCAGGACCCAGACGGAGAGCTCCTCAGCCTCGCTCTGGAGGGCTTAAAGGCTAAAGGCTTAGATCAGAACCAGGAATATATTGACCGTCTTAACGAGGAGCTGACGATCATTAAGGACAAGAACTTTGGTCCATACTTCCTTGTTGTGCGTTCTATGATTTCCTGGGCTAAGAAGGAAGGCATTATGGTTGGACCAGGACGTGGTTCATCTGCTGGCTCACTTCTTTGCTATGCACTTGGCATTACAGACATTGACCCTATCGTACACGGTCTGCTGTTCTTCCGATTTATCAATCCAGAACGTAATGACTTCCCAGATATTGATACAGACATTCAAGACACACGACGTGAAGAAGTCAAGGACTATCTAGTTCGCCAGTACCGTCACGTTGCCTCTATTGCTACGTTCTTGCAGTTCAAGGATAAGGGTGTGGTGCGAGACATTGCTCGTGTGCTTAACATCCCACTCCCTGACGTTAATAAGGTTATGAAGCTTGTTGATACTTGGGACGACTACTGTACTTCACAGTCCACAGCAGAGTTCCGTGAAAAGTATCCAGAGATTGAGAAGTATGGAGAGCAACTCCGTGGTCGTATCCGTGGTACTGGTATCCATGCTGCAGGTGTTGTCACATCAAAGGAGCCTATCTTTAAGTTTGCTCCAATGGAGACTCGTACAGCACCAGGAACCAAAGAGCGTATTCCTGTCGTTGCGGTAGACATGACAGAGGCAGAGCGTATTGGTCTAATTAAGATTGATGCACTTGGTCTTAAGACACTATCTGTTTTGCAGGACACACTTGCAATTATCAAAGACCGTGAGGGCAAGGATATCGATCTCCTTAAGCTTGACATGGAAGATAAGAATGTCTATGCCATGCTATCTGACGGATTCACTAAGGGTGTCTTCCAGTGTGAAGCCACACCATATACCAACTTGCTGGTTAAGATGGGTGTTAAGAACTTTGCAGAGCTTGCAGCCTCTAACGCTCTTGTTCGTCCAGGTGCTATGAACACCATTGGTAAGGACTATATTGCTCGTAAGCACGGTAAGCAACGCATTACATTCTTGCATGAAAAGATGAAAACATTTACTAATGAAACATACGGCTGTGTCTTGTACCAAGAGCAGGTTATGCTTGCCTGTACAGAACTTGGCGGTATGTCGATGGCTGAAGCTGACAAGGTTCGTAAGATCATTGGTAAGAAGAAGGATGCTCGTGAGTTCGATGTGTTCAAGGAACGATTTGTCAAGGGTGCTTCAAAGCACGTTCGCCCAGAAGTAGCAGAAGAACTATGGCACGACTTTGAGGCTCACGCTGGGTACTCATTCAACAAGTCACACGCTGTAGCGTACTCAACGCTATCCTACTGGACTGCTTGGCTCAAGTATTACTACCCAATTGAGTTTATGTTTGCACTTCTCAAGAACGAGAAGGACAAGGATGCTCGTACAGAATACCTGATTGAAGCGAAGCGTATGGGTATCCCAATCAAGTTGCCACACGTCAACGATTCAGATGCTGACTTCAAGATTGAGGGCAAGGGTATTCGATTCGGTCTCAGTGGTATCAAGTTTATTAGCGATAACATTGCAGAGAAGTATATTGCTGCTCGTCCCTTCAACTCTTACAAAGATCTAGAAGAGTTCTCGTTTGGCAAGGGTAACGGAGTTAACTCTCGTGCATTGTCAGCACTAAGACTAATCGGTGCTGCCACCTTCCCCGACCAGCCTCGTAATGATGAAGAGATTCGTGAGAACCTTTACGAGTACTTGAACCTACCAGAGTTCAACACATCAATTCCACAGCACTATCACGCATTTATTAATGACGTTGAAGAGTATGAGGAAAAGGGAGCCTATGTAATTATGGGTATCGTCAAGGGTATCAAGCGAGGTAAGGGCTGGTCACGAGTAGAGGTACTAGACAAGACAGGTGCTATCGGTATCTTTGATGAAGAGCAGTCTAAGGTTGAGGCAGGACGTACATACCTTATCCTTGCAAGTGACAATAGAATTGTTACAGCAATCCCTGCAGATGAAATCAAGGGTAATGATTCAGGTCTTGTAAAGATTCTTAACTACCGTATGCTACCATATACAGACGACCAATTTATGGTTGTGTCATTTAGACCACGCATGACTAAGGCTGGTAAAAAAATGGCATCAATGGTGGTGGCAGACTCTTCACGAGAACTGCACTCAATCACAATCTTCCCAACTTCATTTCCTAAAGCGTATATGAAGATTAAGGAAGGCAATGTATATAAATTCTCTTTTGGTAAAACAAAAGACGGAACAACAATAATGGAGGATGTATTCGATGTTTGATGAAATAACAGAACACTTGCACGAGGTAGCAGTTGAAAAAGGATTTTGGGATCCAGTAGTAAACAATGTATCTCAAGAACAAGTTGATATCTTTATGACCAAGCAGTTGATGATGATTGTATCAGAAGCTGTAGAGGTTATGGAGGCTATCCGTAAGTCAAAAGGTCCAGAGGACATTGCTGACGAGATGGCAGACATTCTTATTCGCACACTTGACCTATATGCAGGTCTGCGTGAATTTGAATACACACACGTTTCTCTCGACGAAGCGTTTGAAAAGAAGACAGCATTTAACAAAACACGACCAGAAAAGCACGGAGTAAAATTCTAATGACAGTAACAGTATACACAAAAGACAACTGCGTTCAATGTGAGGCTACCAAACGTCACCTAGACAAACTAGACGTTCCATATAGCACAGTTAATATCACCAACGACATTCGTGCTCTTGACAAATTGATTAGTTTGGGATATCGTTCAGCACCTGTAGTGGTCACAGACGACGACAGCTGGGCAGGGTACATTCCAGAGAAGCTAGACAAGTTGGCTATCTAATGACAACTATGGAAGAAGCACTAGCACAGCTAGATCCACGCATCAGGAAGCGTCTAAGCAACGGTGCAGGGTTTAAAACTGAATTTCAGCCTACCCCTAGCTACGGTCTAAATCGTGCCTTGGGTGGTGGACTGCCGTATGGTCGTCAGGTTCTTATCTGGGGAAGCAAGTCTTCCGCCAAGTCCTCGCTATGCCTACAGATGGTTGGTCTTGCACAGGCAGATGGAAAGCTTTGTGCCTGGATCGATGCAGAGATGTCATACGACGAGGCATGGGCTAAGAAACTTGGGGTAGACACAGAGAATCTTATTGTCTCTCAGGCTCGTACTATTAACGAGATGGTAGACGTAGGCACAGCACTAATCAATGCAGGTGTAGATATGGTAGTCGTAGATTCAATTACATCACTACTACCTGCTATCTACTTCGAGAAGGACTCTGACGAACTCAAGCAACTTGAGAACACAAAGCAAATTGGTGCAGAGTCACGAGACTTCAGCAACGCCTGGAAGATGATTAACTATGCTAACAACAAGGTAAAGCCAACACTCTTCGTCCTGATCTCTCAGTCACGAAACAACATCTCTGCTATGTACACACAACAACAGCCTACAGGTGGACAAGCTACCAAGTTCTATTCATCAACAGTAATTAAACTGTTTAGCTCTGAGTCCGACAATCAAGCAATCAAGGGCAAGATTCCTGTCAGAGACAAGCTCATTGAAGAAAAGATTGGTCGTAAGGTCAAGTGGGAACTTCAGTTCTCTAAGACCTCTCCAGGCTTTCAGAGCGGTGAATACGACTTCTACTTCCGTGGGGACAAGGTTGGGATTGATGCCGTTGGTGACCTTGTAGACACCGCCGAGATGGCAGGTATTGTATCTCGTACAGGTGCTTGGTACATCGTATCAGAAGATAAAAAAGTTCAGGGCAGGGAAGCATTTATCAACTACGTCAAGGAGAATGACGAGTTCCGCAAGAGCATTGAGGACCAGCTAAATGTCGGCTAAATATGATGTTCACAAAGGTAGATTTAACTGTCATACCTGCAAAACAGAGGTCTCGTCAGTTAGATGGTACTGGACATTAAAAGAATTAACTTGGCTATGTCCAGAAGGACACCTCAGCAAAGTTGATCTTAACACTAAAAAAAGTAAGGGTAGTTATGAGCGAGAAGAACGAAAGTAAGAGAATTGGTGCGAAACAACATAAAAATTCTGGACGTAATACGACCAAAGGTGATGCTACTTGGGGACAGTTTGTTGTTGACTTTAAAGAAGTATCGAAATCATTTACTATCAATAAGGAAGTTTGGGCTAAGGCTACGACTGATGCAATACGTGGTAACAAAGATCCAGCAATTATTATTGTTCTTGGCGAGGGTAATTCTAAAGTAAGACTAGCAGTCATTGAGCTGGGTATTCTGGAACAGTTGACTGAATCATCTGAGTAGTGTATAATAGAAGGATAGTAGAAATTGGAAACAATGGAAGAAACAAAGACAACATTAGAACGAGTCAATGGTCTCAGTGAGATCGCTGACTTTATGAACGATGAAGAGCTTACCGAAGCCCTCACGTTTATTGCAAAGGTTATTTTCAAGCCAGAGATTCCTGCACAGGTAGCCTCTATTGAGATTGTTCGCTTGCAAGCCATTGCTGCTAAAATGTCGTTCAAGGCTACTTGGATGGCAAACGTAGATAAGGGAGACAGAGCGAAGAAGAATATTTACTTCACAGCCGCTAGTTCAATTAATGAACTTGTTGCTGCACTTAAATATATTACTCGTTAAAAACATTATGGCAAAAAATTTACTAAACCAAGTTATGCTCAAGGGTGCATCAGATAAGAAGAAAACATTCTTAGATACAGACGAGCTTATCCAAAAGATTCAGCACGGATATATTATTAACCGTGTCGATAAGCACCAGCAGAAGAAGACCTTTGCACCAAGCACGATTGCATTTTCCCACGGAGAGTGTCCTCGTTATTGGTACATTGCTTTTGAGGGTGCAATATTTACAGACAATGCAGATGCATATGGCGGAGCCAATATGACTGCTGGTACAAAGTCACACGAACGTATCCAGCAAGCTATGGCAAACGTACCAGACCTTCTCGTTGACTCTGAGTTTAAAATTACAAGTCAGGACCCACCTATCTTTGGTTACGGTGACGTAATCCTCAAGTGGGGTGGAGAAGATTTGCTTGGCGAAATTAAAACAATGCCAAACGAAGGATTCGAATATCGAAAAGCAGCAGGGAAGCCAAAGCTTGGTCACCTTGTACAGTTGCTTATCTATATGAAGATTCTAGGAAGAGAACG